TGAAAAACAAAAGTAATATGAAAACATCCGGTAAAGTAATCGTATCCCTATCATCCACAGGCAGGGAGAACTACAACGAGGCGCAATTAGGACTAATCAGAAGTATAGACCGCAAGGCACCCGACTATGATACCCACCTTCGTAGTGTGGATGGGTATGTGGATGAATACCTTGAGCGCAAGATTCACCTCGGAGACTGGCCTGATACCGAACGATGGGGCAAGTCATGGAATCACCAGAATATGCCGTATCAGTTCAAGCCGTTTATGGTTGCTGAGGCACTTGAGATGGGATACCGGAAAATTATTTGGTGCGATTCCACAATCCGGGTACACCAGAATCCCGATCCGTTGTGGGCGTTAGCAGCCGAACATGGGATAGTAGCATGGAACAACGAGGGGCATCCACTTCACAAGTACATACCCGACCATCAAATCAAGTTCTTAGGGCTAAATAGCTATAGGGATGTGATTACCATGTATCAAATTATGGCGTGTTGCATTGTGTTTGACTTTGACCACCCCAAGACTATGCCTATCTTTGAAAAATGGATAAAGGGAGCGAAGGAGAATTGCTTTCATCACAATGAATCAGTTAATCCGCAATATATCAGCAGCCGACATGACCAGGCGTTATTATCCGGATTGATGAACTTAGCAGGGATTCCGGTGCAACCTTACGGAGGGTTAGCATATCGGCACTATCTACCTGTTGAACCTTATTTTATTAACTGGGGGGTAAAGGATTAGTTATGGACTTCACCAAAGAGCAATTCATTAACTTTTGGGGTAAGAGCGGATATTACGAAGCGTTTACCTATGGGATAGGCATACAGGAAGTAATTAACCGAATTATCTATCCGTTTGGTGGTGTTGAAACCTGTTTAGAAATAGGGTGCGGCGGAGGTGTATTTACTAAAGAATTATCGCATACTTTCAGTAAGGTTATCGGTATTGATGTTATTCCCCTACATGCCGGAGTGATATACCATAATTTAGAATACAAGGAATTAGATAACCAAGATTACAAATGCACAGGCATACTGGACAACTCAATCGACTTCGTATTTAGCTACGGTGTGTTTTGCCATTTCTCAAATGATGCCATCAAAGAGTATCTGCAATCTATTTACAGAGTGATGAAAAAGGGCAGTGATTGTGTGATAATGATTAGTAACTTTGATAAACTGAAAGCAGAGTTCCCCGACTTCGATGACTGGAGCAAGTACAAGTTAGGAGATAGAATGTTAATCGGACACTTCTACCAAGATGATAGAACGGTGGATATAATGAAACATAAATTCAAAATTGTTAGCCGCAATCTAACACCCGACCACAGGGATATAGTGGTACATCTAAAGAAATAATATGGGCTACACTCACGAAACAACACGCATAATAGACCCCTACTTGCCACACATACAATCGGTGGTAGACCTCGGAGCGCAAAACGATTACCGGGTACCATTACCCGCCCCTTACACTAAAGATTCTTACTATGCAGGCAAAGATTACGAAGCCATTGATATATCGGGTGAGAACGGCTCAACCCCGTTGGACTTATCCGTACTTCACAAGTTCAGCAAGCAGTTTGATTTACTGGTGGATGCCGGCACATCCGAACACGTTGGCACCAACGGGAAACACGACATTAAAGCCATATACAATTGTTGGAAAAATAAACACAACCTCGTTAAACTCGGAGGTTATATCATCTCCGAAAACCCCAAAACAGGCAACTGGCCCGGACATGGATTCCAATACTACACCGAAGAGTTCTATCGTAATCTGGCTGCAATCTGCGGTTATAACCTTATCTCTGTTGGTAGCGTTGCTGCTATGGGCAATTATAATGATGGGTGGAATGTTTACTCGGTTCTGCAAAAGACTAAAGAGGAGTTTTGTACGTTAACTGAATTTAAGACCTGTGGAATTAAAACAGATTAGAGCAACCCCGGTATTTTACGAAAACGTAGCAGCATACCATAGCGATGCCCCTATAATCTGTAATGAGGGTGGCTCACGTAGTAGCAAGAGTTACTCTATAGTACAACTCCTTATCTCCATCGCAGCCGATAAGAATGCGAAAAACATCCGCATCTCTATTGTATCGCACTCCTTACCTCATATCAAACGTGGGGCATACAGGGATTTCAAAACAATCATGGAGGAATGGCATTTGTGGGATGACAAGAAATTCAGCTACACCGATTTTATCTACCGATTTGATAATGGAAGCTACATCGAACTATTTGGACTTGAAGATGAGGGCAAAGCAAGGGGGCCGGGAAGAGATATACTATTTGTTAATGAAGCCAACCTCATACGTAAGGCGTTATTTGACCAACTGGCAATGCGTACAACGGGTAAGATATTCTTAGATTGGAATCCTGCAGACTTCGTTAGTTGGGTTTATGAAGTATCGGATAACCCAATCAACAAACGCATACATTCAACCTATCTTAATAACCTCGGTAACCTTTCGCAGATTCAGATTGATACGATAGAAAGCTACAAATCATTACCCGATGATTTCATGTGGAAAGTTTACGGACTGGGTCAGCGTGGTGCAGCGAAGGAGATTATTTATACCCAATGGCAAATAACAGATGAGTTACCCGAAGGGGGCGATATATTCTATGGATTAGACTTCGGTTATGTGCATCCGCTTGCGCTTGTCAAGGTATGCCATTACCAGGGGGCAAATTATGTAAAGCAACTGATTTACAAATCCGGATTAACCCCATCTGAAATAAGCAGGGAAGTAAAGGATCATATCAGCGACCGCAAGCCCGTGTACTGCGATGCTGCCGAACCGAAAAGCATTGAGGAACTATACAGGGGCGGTATCAATGCACAAACTGCAAACAAGGAAGTATGGGCAGGGATATTGAAAGTGAAATCATACCCGTTATTCGTGCATAAGGATAGTAAGGACATCATTCGTGAACTGCAATCGTACAAATGGCGCAAGGATAAAAACGATAATGTAATTGATGAGCCTGTGAAAGAATCAGATGATGCCCTTGATGCAATGCGCTATGCCATATTCACCCACCTACATAAGCCAGCGTTCAAGGTGGCGGTATGGTAAGGGTTTTCGGTGTAATTTTGTATAAATCTTTTAAATATGGGTTTATTCGATTTCCTCAATCGCAAGGCAGCACCTGTTAAGATGCCTGTGCAGGTATCTGTTGAACGTGGACTCCTTACATGGGATGGGCAAAACCAATCAGAATTAGTTAGGGATAGTTACATAGGCAATGATTTAGTATACGCCATCATTACCCTAATAACCCAAAAAGCAAAGGTTGCGCCCTGGTTTGTTTACAGGGTAAAGAACAAAGCAGCACAGAAGCGCTACATGGCTAAGATGCAGCAACCGGATGCGATTACTGACTATGCCAAACTGAAAGAACTGAAAGAGGAAGCGTTCGAGATATACGAAGGCGATAGCCGGCTGAATGAATTACTGAAATACCCGAATAGCGAAGATACATGGAGCGACATTATAGAGCAATGGGTCGGGTTTAAGAAGATTACAGGTAACGCTTTCATGTATGCAAAGCAGGTCGGAGAGGAATCAGTAAACAGGGGCAAGCCGTTAGAACTTTACATGCTGCCATCGCAGTACATGGCTATTAAGGTTGATATTGAGCAGTTCCCACCTAAGAAGGTAGCCTATCAGTTGTACTATGGGCAGTATATCCCTTTCAACACAATAGAGATTCTACACGATAAATACTTCAACCCCGAATGGAATGCAACCGGAGGGCAGTTGTACGGATTATCACCGCTTAGGGCTGCATCTAAGGTACTGACACGCAGCAATGCAAGTAAGGAGGCATCCGTTGCAATGTTCGACAACATGGGGCCGTTAGGCGTTCTATACATGGATGACCAACGCTTTGACCCATTATCCGGCAGCGAACAAGCATCGGCACTCAAGATGCAAATATCAGCGAACACAGGGGCAGCAAAGCATGGAAGCGCAGCCGTATCGGGTTACAAAGTAGGATGGGCGCAAATAGGGTTACCTGCGAAGGATTTGCAACTAATCGAAGCCGAGAAATGGGATAAAGAGGCCCTATGCTCAATATACGGTGTACCTCCGGTGTTACTGGGTAATACAGATGCAGCTACCTACAATAACATGAAGGAAGCGGAGAAATCACTAACCATTCGGGCGGTGTTACCGGAACTTACTGCTATAAGAGATAACATCAACCGCAAGATGCAGACTGATTGGGGGTACAAGGGTACGGATATATTCGTGGATTTCGACATGAGTATCTACTCCGAACTCGAAGCGAACAGGGCAGAGCAAAGTACATGGTTAAATACTGCATGGTGGCTGACTCCGGAGCAGAAACTAAAGATTCAAGGGCTTGCACCCGATCCGAATGTACCTATTGAGGATTATCAAAAGTTGTACGTACCGTCCGGACTTACTCCGATAGATGATTTCACTAACCTGCCTTTGAATGTACCGCCAACTTTATAACGCATATCGCAAACGCTACAGGGTACTTATCAAGCGTGAACTTGACCGCCAATGTATGGCATTACTCAAAGGTGAACAACCGGATGAGGAAAAGCTAAAGCAGTACATCCGCAAACTGCATAACGATGCAGGTATAACGATGGCGAAGTATAACTATGACAAAATTCGCAAGTCGGCAGGTGTAAAGGATTCCATGACACCTGAACAAAGATGGGCGGCAGTTATAAAACTATTTTTAGAACAAGGTTTAACACAACTTGTCAACGGCATTACATCTACCACGAAGGAAACTATCCGCAAAGTATTAATACAGGGTATGCAGGAAGGATGGAGTATTATGCAAATGATGAAGGAGATAGAGAAGTTAGGCATCAATGTTTACAGGGCTGAACTTATCGCACGTACTGAAACAACAAGAGCAGCGAATCAAGGTGCAATGCTTGGGGCGGTATCAACTGGATTACTAACCGTTAAAGAATGGATTGCAATAACGGATGATAGAACACGTAGAATACCCCGCAATGATTATGACCATCTACACATGGATGGAAAGACTACACGAATAGATGAGCCGTTTAC